GCTGGAGGCTGGTCGCGTTCGTACCATTTTTGCCGGTAATCTTGTTCTGAGCGTAGTGCAGAGGATGCTTTATCGTAATCTTATGTCATCTATGAAGGAAAGTCAGGCTTCATCGCCGATTCGTGTGGGTATAAATCCAATGCGAGGTAATCTTCGAGATATCTTTCTGGGGCTTTCGGGCACTAGGGGTTTCAAAGGGGACTACCGAGCTATGGACTTGTCAACGCATGGTGATCTCATAGATTTCGCTTATGAACTAGCCGATATCATGGCGCCTGTAGGCCCTAATGTTGATGTCGGCCTTGCCTCGCATCTGCGGAGGTATGTTAGAGAAATGGTATCTGGTAAGAAGTTCGTGAGAATTGGAAGTAGCATATACCAATCTGATGAACCTGGCATTAATCCTAGTGGCCACGATTTAACGACTTATGTTAACAGTATGGTCAATCTCGTTGAGACAATTATTTGTAACTTCGAGGCTGTCCCATCTGCGTCTGAGTTGTTGTTGTGGTGCAAAAGTAAAGTCAAGTTCAACAAATATGGTGATGACAGTATGGACGGCTATTTGTGTAATTTCAATTTCGATAAGTTTGTACTAAATATGAAGGAGCGATTTGGGCAGACCATAAAAGGGACAGCTGATGATTCAGTGACATCAGGGAGCAAGGGTTCGGAATTTTTGGGAATGAAATATGATGAGCAATCTCCGACGGGCATATCTTTTGACCGTTGGGTGAAAGCTTATTTAATGTTTTGTTATCCTCAAAAGAAAAACCTATCGTTCTCTGAGACCATTGAGCATTTTAACTCTCTTTATCTTACATGTTTGGGGAGCGGTCGGCAACAGGAATTGTTTGATGATCTGCGTCAGCAGTTAATCGACTACCTGGGGTCTTCCGGTCAACAACATCGTCAGTGTATGGTCGTCTCAAAAGAAATGTGTATTGCTCTTTGGACTGGTAACGAAACGTCAACAGATGGATCCTCCGCGGGAGTGGAGGTAAGTTATGATCCCGATGATGAAGATGAAAAAGGAACCGCCCTCGTGGCGCGAATTGGACATTCTGATGCACCAGGACATCGACAAAGAAGCCAAACGTCGGCAGTGGACGGAGATTCAAAAGTTTCTGACCCACCGGCTAGGCAATCTGTGGAGTTACGTGGCGAGGCCACTAGTGGAGAGACCCCCAAAGGGATCCTCTCGTTCTATTTCCAGGACAGCGGCTACAGTTCGACAAGCCAGGCAAGCAGCAGCAGCTCCAGTAGCAGCAGCAGCTCGTCCAGCTCATCGAGCTCAAGCAGTAGTTCCTCGGGATCTGGGAGTTCCTCAACGACCAGCACTAGTTCACAAGCGACAAAACAACAACCTCAAAAGGTCACGAACCGGGCTTCCCCCCCTCAACCCAAACCCCCTCAAGGCAAGAAAGGGCAAGGGTCAAGGTCGGCCCGACGCAAAGCTAGAGACAGGCAAGAAATTCAAAAACTCAAGCAACAATTATCACAAAACCCCCGCGGGAGTGGGGGTAATGTCAATAGCAATGCCACCCAAAAAGGGAAACAACAAAAACAAAAAGAAAGGAAAGC